ACTTGCTGAAAGCATCCTGATGGCTTTCTCAATGGCAATTTGATGTATAGACATAACTATGTTCCCTTTTTAGTTTGCAATTAACATTGCGTCAAAATCACTATCGTCAAAATGAACGGTAGCGCCTTCATAAACGATGACGGCTGCATCGTTTTGATCTTTCAATGACTCCAAATCCAAGAGGCAGTCAATGTAAAAGTCTGTCTTGTTTTGACCAAGAAGCTGGCCTAGTTTGCGTTCGCCTTGGCTGTTTAAAGTGTAGACGTTTTTTAGATGCTCAGTCATTTTTACTCTCCAATTAGATTTAAATATAACACACAAATCAAGATGAAAGACGGCGTGTGTACTTTCTTTTTGTTTTTTCTTCTGGGTCAGTTAGCGGTGTCTCTTTGGCCAAGGTCAGCAGCGCGTTGCGAATGTTGGCCACCTGTGCTGATGTTAGTCTGCCGTTCAAGTCAAGGATGCGTGCTGTGCGCCCTGCTTGATCGTCTGTGTAGCCTTTCGGTGTGCGACCCATGCTTAGGTACATCTCAACCATTTCAAAGTCACCAGTGTCTGTACGCCACTTGGCCCTGATGTCTTCCAAGCGCTTGGCACTGAGTTCTAACATTTTGCTCATTTGGTTTTCCTTAGTTGGGGCTTTCGCCCCGTTGGTTTAAAAGTTGTAGTCGTAAAACTTGATTGGCTGGTCGTTTAACTTGAAGCGGCGACCATGCTTGTCTTTCCAGCCATCTTTGCCAAGGCGAATGCGAATGACTTGAGCGGTTTCGTCTGAGGTGATAAACCATTTTTGTTGACGTTGGTTTGAGCAGTGGGCAGAAAAGCCGCCGACATGAAAGTCCATTTTCACGCTGTCGTCTTTTGTTGCGCTCATCTCACGAACTTCGATTGTCTTGCCACTGACGGCGCGGACAACCTCAAATGGGTTGACATCTGAGTAAGCGATGTGGTTTGCGTATTGTGTCATTTGGAAACTCCTGTTGTGTTGCGATGTGTTTATTATGGCATAGAAAAAACACACTAGTGTCTAGGTGTTTTCCCTAATTGTGCAAAATAAATTTGCACACAAATAATGAGATATGAACACAACCTTTCAAACTTTTATCGAAGACCTCAATGTACTGATGCGTCAGCTACCGCATGGAGATATTGAAGCCGTCCTGTGGCTTAACAGCTTGCAGTTCAACTGCGTCATGGCTGCTGAAAAAATTCAGCGTGTAGACCTAAACAAAGAAAATTTTGGAGGAACAGACTAATGATTGCTTACAGCTTTAGAGCGGTGACAGAGGACAAGTCCCGCGTCTGGGTAGGGTTTGCGGTTGCGCAAAATATGGTAGACCTTTTCTGGCAAATTGACAGCCACATCGACCCGTACAGCGTTGAAATAAAGAAAATGTACAGTGGTAGTGCTTGTATGTTACTGGTTTGCGATGGTGATGATATTGATGAAAGTGATTACGAAGTACATGGAATTTCGTTACCAGAAGAAAGTGGCTGGAAAAAGCCAAAGTGGATAACAGACCCAGATTTCGTGGTATAGTTTTTACAGACGCGGCTAGGTCGGAATAATTACCCGACTGAAAAGAGTTACCCCTTCTCTTGCCGTTGTTTCTTTCTTGGGGCTTAAAAAAGCGGCTGTATGCACTACTACAAATTTAACATTGCTGACTATCGGAAAGACACTGTCCATCTGTCTACCGTAGAACACAGCATTTACCGTCAATTGATTGACTGGTACTACCTTGATGAAAAGCCAATACCGTTAGAAACCCAAGTGGTTATGCGTCGGTTAAGTCTGGGTTCTGAACATGAACCAGCTTTGCATAATGTGCTGGCTGATTTCTTTGTACAGACCGAAAACGGCTACACACAGAGCCGCATCGACATGGAGATTAAGGACTATCACGGCCAATCTGCAAAGAACAAAACCAACGGGATGCTAGGCGGTAGGCCAAAGAAAACCCAGTCGGTTATTTTGGCTAACCCAGATGAAAGCCAAATTAACCCTAACCATAAACCACTAACCATTAACCATAAACCAATTAAAGAGCGAACAGCAACGCGTGGTACGCGGTTGCCAGCAGACTGGAAGCCTAATGCTGAATTGGTTGCATGGTCAAAAGCCGAACGACCAGACTTGGAACTGCGCAAGGTGTTTGAAGAGTTCAAGGATTACTGGTCATCAGTTCCCGGCTCAAAGGGTGTCAAGCTGGATTGGGATGCAACATGGCGCAATTGGGTTCGCAAGCAAACTGCTGCCAAGGCATCGTTTGCACAACAGGCTTCAGACGTTGTTCGCAGCACTGTGCCGTACAGCCAAGACGCAGCGCTCCGCAAGGTTGAAGACGACCACAAAACAGGCGCACCGCCACCGGCACACATCAGAGAAATGATGCGTGGAATTTTAGGAGTAAAAAATGCGTAAGAAGTCAAAGTACGTACCCAAGCCTGTGCGAGTAAACACGATGGAGTTTGTCACTGAAAGCATTTCACCCATTTCGGGCATGAAGTCTTTTTACACAACACTGAACTTAAAGAACATGAGTGCCTTACACAGCCTTGGCGAAGGCACTGCAACCAAGCTGGAAGCTGATGTAGTCATTGAGGCTCTAAACGTCTGTGAGGCTTACTGCATGATGAATGTGGGGCGCAAGTACCGCAAAGATGTTTTAAACGCTCTGAGCGCCCTTCAGGACGTTTGTGTGCGGTCTTTGACGTTAGAAGGTAAGTTCATTTGCCAAGGCCGTGAGTTTGAATTGATTCAAGCTGGATTTGATGTCCACACTGCGCAGCTAGAAGTGGCCACGGTTGGTTCGCTTGAAACTGCAATCAAGCTGGTCTTCAGCACACTAAAAGCAAAGCGGGCGAAAGTAATTCAAGATGCGTAAAGTTATTTCAGTCAATCAGCACTTGCTTGCCAAGACTTGGAAGTTGTTTACGTTCTCAGAGCGCCAAATGAGCGCCCACGACTTGGCCCATGAGCTGGAAATCGGCATGGTGACGGCTTACAGGTGGGTCAGAACGATTCACGACCACAAGCTGGTTTACATCTGTGGCTGGCGTGCGGACACCATTGGCCGCTTTAATACGCCGATCTACGCCGCTGGCGACTTGATGGACAAACCAAAGCCCAAACGAACACCCCACGACCGGAGACGGGCTTACAAAATTAAGATGGAAATTGCGAGGGCTGGCAAATGATTCAAATAACACTCTGGAGAACAAACCTCATGACACACAAAAGCGGCATTTACAAGTTTGGCAATTTGGTTTTAAAGTACTTAAATCACCCGTCAAGCATTGACTTTTATTTTGTAACTGCATTTGCTTGTGCGGTCGGTGTAGTCAGCTTTGTTGCTGGCGTGCTGTACGGCTTTGCTTTTAAAGGGTTGTAATGCCAATAGAAACTGCACGCAAGATTCTTAACCAACTGAGGGATGGTAGTGAGCAATACAGCGAATACGTCATTTCAGAAGCCCTCAAATCAACGGGCGACTTGGCCGAAATTTACGAATGAGCAACGAGCCAACTACGAGCGCATTGCTGTTGAGCAGCGCCAGATCAACGACATGGCCGATGCAAGACTGCTAGTTCAGATGTATCACGCAAGAGACAAAGCTAGCCAGCGTGAGTGGCTGCGTGAGGCGTTTAACAAGATTACAAAGAAGAGCGGCGCGTCCCACATGGAGCGCATCCGCACTTGTATGACAAAGGTGAGGCTTACAGAATATGTTGATACAAATACATGACAGCAAACAAGGCGTGTCGCAGATGCGGCAACTGTGGTCTAAGATGCGAGAGGCGCTGGACGGCGGGGCTGCGTTAGTGGTGAGTGTTAAGCTACAGAGCAGGTCTGTAGAGCAGAATTCTATGTTTCACGCGATCATCAGCCAGATAGCGGTGCAAGCCGAACACGCTGGAAGCAAATGGGACGCAGAAAGCTGGAAACGGCTGTTGGTCGATGCCTACTTTGCTGAGAAAGGTGAGCGTGTTGGCCGGGTTGTGCCAAACTTAACTGGCGATGGCATAGTCCAACTGGGTGAGCAGACCCGTAAATTTACCAAGTTGCAGGCTAGTGAGTTTACAGAATTCTGCATGGCTTGGGCGGCTCAAAATGGAGTGACGATAAATGACTAAGAGGTGCAAAGGATGCCGTGAAGTGTTCACAGCAGACCGACCAATGCAGGTAGTGTGCAGCTACCTCTGCGCAATTGACATATCCAAAAAGATGGCGGCGAAAGCTGTCAGGGCTGACAAAAAAGAAACTAAGCTGAAACTGGACGCTTTGCAGACCAAGCCGCAACTAGTGAAGAAGGCCCAGACTGCTTTCAACGCATTCATAAGGGCTAGAGACTACGGTAAGCCTTGCATAAGCTGTGACAAGCCGTTTGACCCAGCGCCTAACACCACTGACGCTGGTCATTTTCGGAGTACAGGCAGCGCGGTAAATATGCGTTTTGTGGAATGGAACTGCTGGGGACAATGCAAAAATTGCAATAATTTCTTGGCAGGTAATGTGGTCGAATACCGCAAGCGCCTTTTAAAGCGAATAGGCAAAAAAGAACTTGGCCTGCTGGAAAATGACAACGTGCTGCGCAAGTACACGAAAGAAGGCTTGATTGAAATAGCAAGGCACTATGCAGAAGAGGCTAGACGGCTGAACAAAGAACGGTTAGACTAACAGCACTCTCCAGTTGGTTCAACCCAACTTACGCCTACCCCTTGCGGTGGGCGTTTTTTTTGGTAAAATGGAAGCACTATGGCAAAACCTACTATTTGGGACTACTTGCGGGGCGCTGGTGAAACAGCGGCCACTTTAGGTACTGGTACGCTTGCTAGTTTTGCTGGCCCAGCTTACGGTATTTACAAAGGTGTAACCAGCCCGGGCTACGGGACAATCGAGGCTGGCAGAGAGGCTGACCGCGCCGCCGTAGAGATGATGGATAGGCTAACGTACCAGCCAAGAGGAGAGGTTGCTCAAGGCTTGTTGCAATCGCTTGGCGGTGTTATGGATGACTTGAAGATTCCAGCCGTTACACCTCAAGCCGCGCCACTTGCTGCGCTGGGTTTAAACAAAGCTGCTATTGCCTCGCAAGTGGAGCGTGCGGGTATGGCTGCTGAAAGGCTAATTGAGCCTGCGGTTCTGCGAACTTTGGAAAAAGGTGGCGCAAACGCACAGATGTTGCGGGATTTGACTCGCGGCTCAATGTCGTATGCCGACACGGTTAACGGCATACCTGTTATTGATATGCTCTTTCCCAATAAAACAGTTTCAATGCTTACGTCAGCAGAGAAGTCTGCGTTGACAAAATTCAAAAAGGCATTGGACACTCCAGCGGTCATGCGTCGTGAAACAATGGGGTTAAGTGGTGGTGACATTGTTACCCCAACTCCCGGTGAAATATTTGTTCCACCACGCGGTGTTAATCCCGAGACTTTGATTGACAAGTACGCCGTCCCAGTAGTGTCTGATTGGTCTGGCGCTGGAGAAACGGTATCCCAAGTTGCAGGTGTCCCATTAGCGAGGGATGTAAAAAAACAGGGCGGCACGCAGTATGGGTCGCTTCAACAAAACATTAACGATGGTATTGGTTGGGCATCTGAGCCAACTGCAGCAAGCAGCAAAACGGCAAACTTAAACGAGTATGCAGAATTAGGCGACACGGTCGGCATTTCAACTTACCTTGGCCCAGCAAGTTCAAACTTTTCGCACCACATTTCAGAGGGGTTGGTTGGGCAGTTGCCAGAAATACGCCCATCAAGTGACGCATACAAACAATTAAACACAGCCATTCAGAACAGGGTGGAAACCAAAAAAGACAGCAACGGCAAAGAGTTTAAAGTAACGCCTTACAAAAACTTTGCTGGCGTTGACAGTAAAAACATCTACGACATTATGGCCAAAGGCCAAGAAGGTGAGTTTTCAGCGGGTAATATTCGCAAAGCCATTGCTGAAATAATGGGCAAAGATGAATTTCAAAAACTTGGCTTTCCTCGCATAAGAGACGTTAACCGAGTAATGAATAAGCCAGATGCGTACACTGGTGGCTCTGGTGCGGCTATATTCAAAGCGAAAAAAGAAGGTGCAATTCTTACGCCGACATACCAACACGGGTCATATCGCGCTGGCATCCCTACGGATGGACTATTGGGTGGCTTTGAAGACGCTGCTGGCAATGTTGTGTCAGTACCAGACTATTTGGCATTTCGTAAAACGTTTGAGCGCAAACGCGCAGAGGGCAAAACAGACGCAAATATTAGAACGTCACTACTCAAGGCGCATCATGGGGAGCAAATGGACGCGCAGACAATAGAGGGAATTTTGAAGTACCTTGGTCGCTTGTAATGAAATCAAGTTCACTCTTGAACTCCGCAATCAGTTCGTTAAGCGTGGAGACTTGTTGCGCCTTGGACAAGTCCCTGAACGACTGTTTAAGCAGTATGTATGGCAGGTCGGTGTTGCTGTTGAAACTACAGTAAGCGATTACTTTTTTCATTAGAACATTGTACTTTAAAAACACACATTATGCCATCACCATTAGCCTCCATCTACAGCAAAGCTGATTCGTTTAAACGCTCTCTGCTGGACATGCTGACAAACCCAGTTGAGTCTGCGCAACAGATTGTTGGCAATGCTAATGACCGCGCTGGTGTGCTGAACCAGCTAACTGGCCAAGTAGCAGGTCAGACTATGGATAGCATCAAGGCAGGCGGCTCACTGATGCCTGACACGCCTGAGAGCCAGCAACTGACGCAGATGATGGCAGATGCTTACAACCCAATTGGGATGACTGTGTTTCACGGCAGTCCTTACAAGTTCAATGCGTTTGACTCATCAAGGATGGGTTCAGGTGCTGGTGCGCAGGCTTATGGCAAAGGCACATACCTGACAGACCAAACAGATTTCGCAAAGGGCTATGTCCCAAGAGACTATGGCTATGAAGAGTCATTGTCTAAAATGTACAGCAGGTCGGAAAGAGGCCAAGACTACGACTCTATGGGCGTGCTTGAGTCTGCAATGATGCACTCAACACCACAAGAGTTGCGCAAGATGTACGGCGAGGGCGCTGAGTCGCTCATAAAGCAAATTGAAGCAATCCCGCAGTCCGGTAGCCTTTACAAGGTTGATCTGCCTGATGAACACATCGCCAATATGCTTGACTGGAATTCTGAGGTAGGCAAGCAAAGCAAAACAATCCAAGACTTGGCAAGGCTAAACAAATTGTCAATGGATGATCTAGGTGGCGACTTGGTCGCTGCTATGGGCGCAAAGGAATCGACAGGCGCAGAAGCAATGCGTGCTGCTGGAATACCGGGTATCAAATACGTGGATGGGCAAATGCGTGGTGGAAGCGTGAACCCGCAGAACTTTGTAGTGTTCCCCGGTAACGAAGGATTGTTAAAGATTCTTGAGCGAAATGGTGCGCCGCTAAAATAAGCACTTTTAATCTCCACCTGTTTTACAGAGAGAACGACATGACAGACGACAAACGACCAGTTGGGCGACCAAGCAAATACACGCCTGAACTGATAGCAAAAGCACAAGAGTACGCTGATAACAATCACGATTTCCCAATGCTGGCTGAACTAGCACTGGAGCTAGAAGTAAGCCGAGATACGCTTTACGCATGGGCTGAAGACCCTGACAAACAAGAATTTTCCGACATTCTGGAAAAAGTCATGGCCAAACAAGAAGTGAAGCTGGCTAAAGGCGCTTTAGTGGGCGACTATCACGCTGGTTTTGCCAAGATGATGATGACTAAGCATGGCTACAGCGACAGGCAGGACATAACGTCTGACAGCAAGCCTTTGGCTACCGCTCCTATGGTCATTAGGCTAGTCGGCCCAGATGAATGAAGCCAATCTAACGATTCCACCAAAGCTAATACCAGTCTTCACACAGAAGGCGCGGTACAGGATTGCCAAGGGTGGGCGAGGTAGCGCTAAGACTCGCACCTTTGCGCTCATGACTGCGGTTCGCGGTTACCAATGGGGAATGGAAGGTAAGACTGGCCAAATACTTTGTGGCCGTGAGTTTATGAACTCGCTGGAAGATTCGTCACTGGAAGAGGTCAAGGCAGCTATTCGCAGTGTGCCGTGGCTCTTAGACTACTACGAACTGGGTGACAGGTACATCAAAAGCAAGGATGGGGCAATCAGCTACACGTTTGCTGGCCTGCGCAGGTCACTGGACAGCCTGAAGTCCAAGGCGCGAATATTGGTTGCATGGATTGATGAAGCTGAGACGGTAAGTGAAACAGCTTGGCGCAAACTGATTCCGACTGTACGTGAAGACAACAGCGAAATCTGGGTGACGTACAACCCTGAAAGCAAAGAGAGCGCAACACATAAACGATTTGTTGAGCAAACGCCTGACGACTCAATTATTGTTGACATGAATTGGCGGGACAACCCGTGGTTTCCAGATGTGCTGGAAGTCGAGCGGCTTGAAGACAAACGAAAAAGGCCAGACATTTATGACCACGTTTGGGAGGGTGATTTCCTCATCCATGCTGAAGGTTCGTATTACGCTACTGAAATGCGAAATTGCAAAGATCAAGGCAGGGTTGGAACTGTTGCTTATGACCCGGGCGCTCCTGTTACGACTGCTTGGGACTTGGGCATTGGTGACTCAACGGCTATTTGGTTCGCGCAGCACGTGGGCGCAGAGGTGCGACTCATTGATTTTTACGAGTCTAGTGGCGTTGGGCTTGACCATTACGTTCGTGTCCTTAATGAAAAGGGCTACGTGTACGGTAATCACATACTTCCACACGATGTGCGAGTGCGTGAACTTGGTAGTGGAAAGAGTCGGTTGGAAGTGTTGGATAGCTTGGGAGCGCGTCCTGTCAGCATTGCACCGTCATTGGGGGTAGATGATGGTATCCAAGCAGTTCGCTCTATGTTGGCCAACTGTTGGTTTGATGCTGAGAAATGCGACCGTGGTGTACACGCACTTAGGCAGTACCACAGGGAGTATGACGACAACGGCAAGGTGTGGCGCTCACGACCAGCACACGATTGGGCCTCTCACGCATCTGATGCTTTTAGGTATCTGGCCATTGGTCACCGCGTTACATCAGGCTGGGGCAACCCAATCAGGCGTAACTTAAAAGGTATTGTGTAAGAATCAGGCAGTCTGTATAATCAAAATTGACTATTTTTTCAATAGGAATAAACCATGCCACTCAAAAAAGGTTTTAGCGCCAAAACAGTTTCAAAGAATATTAAGACTGAGATGATGTCCGGCAAGCCACAAAAGCAGGCTGTTGCCATTGCCATGAGCAAAGCGGCCAGACCAATGCCAGTTCGCAATATGCGTGCGACAAAAAACAAGGCTGGCAAGTAATGGCCAAGGCTGGACTCTACTCAAACATTGCTGCAAAGCGTCAGCGCATCGAAGACGGCAGCGGCGAAAAGATGAAGAAGGCTGGTGCTAAGGGTGCACCGTCTGCCAATGACTTCAGGCAGGCCGCTAAAACGGTCAAGAAGAAGACCAAAAAGTAAAGTGGTACAAAGATGGCATTAGCAAATTACACCGAACTGCAAACAACGAT